TTAATAAAGATCTCAGCGTTGGTGGAAAATCCCACACCACCATCGACTATAGAAAAATTAACCTGGCCCGATTTAGCTTCAACACCAGAAATACGCAGCAATGCATTTTTACCAAAAGAAACCACATCATTATTTGCTGGGTCTCTATGTGTAACCTTTAGAACGTCTCCGATTTCAAACTCGGGCGCGGATGATGTGATATTAAGGGAAGATAAAGAACCTTTGATCACTGGGGCTGCACTTACAGCTACTGCATTGGCTTGCTGGCTTTTATCAATAACTTTCTCACCGATAATGAATCCGTTGTCGGAAAGAACTATATTACTGAGGTATATTGTTTGGATTAAATTTTTATTATAGTATTCTCTAATCAAGCTCTCAACAACTGCAGTAGAGCCTGACGAAAGACCAATGATAGTTTTACCTTGCATTTCATTTAGCTGATCGCTATTTGTAATTTCTAAATATTTCTGAGACACCCATTTGCCGTCTGACACCCTCAACATGTCATTACTTGGGAGGTATATTTCTATATCTTCGTCGTATAACATTTTAAACAGCAATCTAAACGATTGCGTTGATCCCTTAGACCTATAGATATCGAGAATATGTTTTAATAGAAATCTCTTATTAGAGATTGTCTCGAATGGGATACCATGAAGATATTTCTGTGTGAAATGGACAAGAAAATCAGATAGAGTATCGTCAACGTCACCATACTCATACAATCTCCTACTGTGGTAAATAGGTTGACCGCTAGATTCCATCCATTCATAATACGCCTTCATGAATAGTGGCAGATCAGATCCTTCTTCATCATAGAATTGAGGAAACTGACTTTCTACAAAATTAGATATATATTTTTGAACTTTGTTATCCATTTTATATTCTAGTTTCTGTTACAGTTATTGAAACGTCTGCAGGGTCTATCACAAGAATTTTATTCTGGGAAGCCCGTATATCACCACCTAATATTCTACAGTAAAGAGATATATAATCAGTGTACGATGAAACATTTAGATCATTTATAGTTATACGACCAGTAGTGTAGTCTACAGTCCCTATATCATCAATTTTAATCACATCTGAGCCGCTGTTATAATAAACACCAAGCACACCATCATCGTCTTCAATGAAAGCTAGTTGATATGAACCACCAGCCTTTGAAGTGTACGTGAAGAATGAAGACAACACTGTTGCATGACTAGAAATCAAATCGAAATCAGAACTATGGCTGGAGCTGTGTATTTCACTCGTAATGAATCGTGTTTGATCGTAATCAAACGCATTTCCTATTTGTATATCGAATGTTGTATTAACATTTAGCGGCGGAGCAATTCTCTTAATTGCCCTATTAATGGTGAAATTACTTGTCACGCTACTATCAGCTGCATCTATATCACTAACCAACTTACTCATTCTAAGGTCTTTGCCAAATTTCTCTAGATTGGAATTAGTGAACGCGCTGATCTTAGAACTAATCAAGGAAGCAATATCTGCATGGCTCTTATCAGTCACCTTGGTATCATACTCAGCAGCGACCTTCAGGGAGCAATAAATGTATTCTGGGTCTGTTAACACAACTCTATTAGGTAGAGCAATATAATCCTCAAGATATTTCTTAACATCAGTTTTGATATAATCCGGGACAATCTCGCCATAAATAGGGTTCAACGCAATGGCGACGCGACCGTATAGCTTAGTTTCTAATTCTTGACCACCATAAACATTGACATCATCAATAGTATCACTAAACTCAGCCAACACCAATGAAGAGTAGTCATCATTTGTCACTGCTCTTTGCTGGGTGGCAAAATATCTAGGAGCTGCGAACCTAATAGACTCGGCATCTTCTTGTGCGGACCCACCACCTGAATTTTGATTAACGGTGAGTTGGTAGCTTGAAACCACCCCAGAGTTGGTTGGACCAAGGTCGTCTAATAACGTGAAGTTATTAATTCCGTCAGCATCCGCCCCTGTCGACACCCTATAGTTAATCAGTACTGTCGATCCATTAGTTGGCTTCTTACCAAATGTCCCATCACCAAATACAATCTCATATAAGTTATTTTGGGAGGCTTGGACAAAGAACACCTCGGAGTCAGAACCTAATCCAAATAGAGTTTCTTTTTTAGTATATTCTGTGTTCGAAGCGCCATTATTTTCTATAAGGTGTACTGTGATACTTGAAGTGTCAACATCAACCGTATTGATGAGAAATTGTTGTCTTTCAATATCACCGTCAACAACATATGTATCTGATAGATAATCACCTTCTTTAATAGTAAGGTCGCTCAATGCGTATGTTGTGTTTCCAGAAGTAATCGACTGAGCTTCATTGGTAGTATAAACAAAAACACCATTTGAGTTAGTGCCTGAAAATCTTGTCCCCTTTGGTACACTCATTGCACCAGTTATACCTGATGTCTCCATAGTTAATGTCACATTAGCAGAAGAAGAAGTAGCACTTCGTGGGATGTAGTTGAGTTCTTTCGCATGCGATACAATAGAATCGTATTGTTGCGCGGAATCAAGGAACATCTCTGAAGCGGCCATATTCAAATAGAAAGAATTTAAATATGAGTTATATGACATAACATCAAGTAAAGTATTGATGTTGGAACCTTCATAATCAAAATCTTTAAAGACCGATTGTGTTTTTAGAAATTCCTTAAAATTTGTTTTTAGCGTATCGAAATCAATCGAACTTAGTGTTAAAGAACTATTTGCCATTTATCGGACTCTTCTTAAAATATGATTAAATACTTTTGGTTCAGGGGTATTGATAGTGCTGTAAAAAACACTAATAGTAACTTCATTATTATCTTGACTGGAGTCCACCCGCACATCCTCCAAATACACCCTTGGTTCATTTATATCGATAGTTGATCTTATATAGTGTTCCGCAGTCGAGGCAACAAACCCAGCGTCGTTTTCAAATAACATTGCTCTGATATTAGATCCAATCTGGGGTTGGAATAATCTCTCACCGACATCAGTCATCATTAAGTTTTTTAATGATTGTTCAATGGAGCGATCATTCACCACCCTAGCCAATTGATCACCAACTGGAGTCTTAGCGAACGAGCTCATGAAATCAGAATAGTACTCTGTTTTTTTCTTCCCCGATGTTAAGAACTGCGCTCTTGTTATTCTAGCCATTTACTTTAATCTCCGTATGAGTACACGTCAGGTGAACCACCACTGGTGGCGGGATTACAGTGATTACCGCCAGGTATAGGACAAAGACCATCAGGCGAAGCGCTATCAGGAGCATTCACTATAACGTTTGCGCCTTCTACGAAAACAGTACTACCTGAATTTACCAAATTACCACCACCATGACTATTTGGATCGCCTGCAACCGCCCAGAGTTCACCATTTACATATACAGTCGATTGGTTACTGACTATTGTGGTGGCTCCACATGTCCTGATATCTGAATTTCTATGTGCTGCTGGCATAGTTTTTTTAATTACTCTTATTTTCTTATATTTAGTTGAGGTCTATACGCGTTGCATCAATATCGATAGCGGAATCTGTTATGACTATAGTAGAACTACCTACTTTAATAGTTATCTTCGTAGCGCTTTCGATCAATAAATCGCTTTCTGAATAGATTGCTGTCTTGCCATTAACGTGCTGATCGAAATTACCGCCTTGTACGTTAACGCCATATTCATCTCCGACGATAACCAACTTACTACCATTATTGGATTCTACATTATCGCCTTCGACAGTTTGGTTTTTATCACCCTTCACTGTGTCCGTTGAATCACCATTTTTAATGTCATATGTTGGCGCTTCGGAAGCACCAAATGTTGTCACAACACGTGATTCCCTAACAGCCGTAATCTCTTGACCCTTCACGGCAACAAACTTATTACCGATGATGTCAGTACCAGAATCACCCGCCACGGAAGTCTTATCTGTGGCGTTTACTGTTTTATCGTTATGTCCGTAAACAGTCTGTGATGCACCACCTTGGATGAAATCCCTAGAATGATGTTTGAAAGAAATACTCAAACCCCTGTGATCATCTTCCGGATACGAACCCTTAGAACTATACTCCCCAGAAGCATCATAAAATTCATCGAAGCTAGTTTTCTTATAGTCCTCGGGATTCATATGGGATATCTTGAAATTGATACCATCGCTCTCGGTGTAGATATACCGAACATCAAGTTCGTCCTGTACAGAACTTAAAACTTCTGGTAACTTTTTATTATCATGTCCTGGTTTTATAGCCATATTATTTAAGTTCCACTAAATGTATTTGTAAGTAATTGTGATATTTTAGCAGCCTTTGCCACCTTATCCTCATGACTCGTCATAAGTGCTGACATCTTACTACTATCCAAAACCTGCCCACTACGTGCCATCTGTTGAGAAGATTGCGCGCTTGATCTAGTGCCAGCAGCACCCATCAGTATTTGCATCAAAGAAGAAACATTGAGACCACTTGAGTTCTTACCTAGCGTCTTTTCTTTATTTTTAGTATTGACATCAGAATCAATGGAAGCCAATATATCATTAAAAACAGAAATTGACATAGACTCTAGATCAACATAAGGGTCTAAAGCCAAAACTGCTTCATCAACAGCAAGGGACAATATTTCCTCATCGATTGATTCATAATATCTCTCACCCAAGACCCTAGCTATGAATACGTACTCACTCCCATCACTAGAAATCCATTTTGTATAACCTGGGTTCGGATCTTCGTCATAACTATAATATACTTGAGTGTATAAGTCTGGTATAGTAGTGTCTAACCCAACAGGTGGATCACCAATCTGCAGGACAGTCTTATATGTTATAGTTGGTATAACGCTTGAACCATAAGTTTCGTAATCGTTTTGGATAGATTTGTATGATTCTGTGACAACATCTTGGTATAACTCTGTGACATTTAATATATTCTCCGAGATTGAAGACAATATAATATCTAATTTCTCGTATGTTCTAGAGTTTGATAACACAACATAAGCCTCGGAAAGCGCCAAGGTCATTATTCTTTTTCTGGACGATTCAGAATCACCACTCACCAACGAACTCACAGAAGCCATAGATGGATACATTTTAGGCAAGAAACCCGCGCCTTGCCCAGCCTTAGACATAGCTCCAGGTAAAGTCTTTACCGATGGATCAACTGATGATGTTGTTTCTTTGTTGGCGAGTTCTGCATCAGCCTGTTGTCTGGGCACGGTTGTGGTTGCATCAGCACCTAGTGGGTTCTCAGGGTCATTCGCCTTATTAAATATCTTTGCGTAATCAGGCTTTTTAATGAGTTTTTTTGGATCGGTAACGATCCAAGTTTCTGTTAAAAGAACATTTTCTTTATGTTGTTGAACAAGGTATTCGCCCGGCGACAGTCCATTGCTTGCCATATCAATTACACCTTCAAATCTGGGTTGTCTATAGTGTCGCCATCAGCGCCAGTGTTATGATCCCTATCTTGGATACCTTTTTCTTTAGCGCCATAGGCTCTCGGCAAAGTCCCCATAATGATAGGAGATTGTTTGTCATGGTCTTCTGGCATGTACATCAAAAGAACACGAGCTCCAACAACTAACGCTTTCGGTTTGATGCCAATACCACCACTAGAAGAAGATGTGATTGGCGTCATTGGATGCGCCCAACACAAGCTTTCATCGGGTACAGCTTGTTCATCATTTTCCCTGTTATATCTCCTGACTTTACAACGTCCGGAGCCTGATGGATCTCTATTGTCGCGTACTTCGCCTATTTCAATCATGCGCTCTTACCCTTACTTTCCTCGAATCCACCCTTTACCACTGTAAGCTCCATAATGTAGTTGGGTGATGAACCAGGAGTGCCAATCTTATGTTTTATACCAACCACAACCACATCACCATTGAACTGTCTCTCGCCGCCTGTTTTGTCTTCATCCACCCCAGCAGGCATCTCTAATGTTATAGTATCACCCAAAGAAATGTCTGGGTTCCCATAAGTTTTAATAGTTCCTTGGTTTTGCGTTAAGTGTGATAAATATCTAGTTCTCTGTTCTTTGGAAATGGTTGAATTATGGGATTTCGAATTATTGATAGTGTCCTCAGAAGAAGGTACTGAATATTTGCTTTTGCTATCCCTTTTATCACTATAGAGTTTTTTACCCTTAACCGTACCAACTTCCGAGCTACTTGGTTTTCTATCGACCACAGTGTGGGTTGATAGATTAAACGACTCAGCAGCTGCTGCTTCTCTAATTCTATTACTGCTATCGAATAGTCTATCAACATTAGCCGCCAATATAACATTACGCTTCTCATCATCAGTCGCGCCAGTGTAATTGACATTCGAATATTTTAATGTAACTTTGGGAGATCTCTTCATTATTTCTTCCCAATTAGTTATCTGAAGTTCTTGTTTCCCGTCTTTTTGTGTCTGGAACACTGCGGCTGGAGAGTGTGGTGCATCGGGGAATGTCATGTCTCGCATCAACGCTCTAGTGACGCCCGATGTTGGGATGGATGCGTATGTCTTATCCCTCTTTTCGGCTTCAGACAGAACATTTATTTTCTTTTTTGTTTTGGTGTAATCTTCGTATGTCTTCTTAAGAATCTCAGTCGTTGGTTTATCACTGTGTGCCGAAGTTACTGTTCGGTCATCTTTACTGAGATACTCAGGACTGACACACCTAATAGAATAATTTTTAGATCTTTTAGAATCCGCGGCAATTGTTTGACCGACCCCGCTATGTTGTCTGAACTCAAAAGCAGAAATTTTATTATTTTCTGTGTCTTTAAACTTAACCTTCACAACGTCCTGAAAAGAACCCGTCACCTCATTTTCTTTAGCGCCGTCGACAGCATCTAATAATTTTATCTCACAAGAAGGTCCGAATGGTTTGAGAATATCCTCGATTATAGTCACACCAATGTAAATAGGTGTGTCATCTGCAAGCAAATTCATGTCACCAATCTTGAGGTCTTCGAATGATATATCACCAATAGCCATCAATTACTCCTCCAATAGATCTCTTAGGTTTATCACAGCCTGAGCCGATTCATCAGAATCCATAACCCTAATCGAGCGGTTATATTCATTCTGTTCGTACTCATGATCGTAGTATGTTATCGGTTTCCAGTAAACAAACTCACCATCGTCTATATTAGAATAAATAGTAGTTGCTTCCGTCACGGCTGTATTAACTTGACTTTCATTACCATATATGTATCCACTACTGATGGTCAATGTGTCTGTTTCTTGGAAATCACCAGTAACGTGTTGTACATATACATGCGTATTTGTAGACATAGTCACTTGACCTTTACCGACCGCTGAGCTATTCAGGTATATATCGCATATTTCGTCTTTAGTGAAGCTAGTATTAGCAACAGTGTAAGAAATAACTTTATTAGTGCTAGTCGCCCAATCAACTTCCTTTCGGGAATATGACATGACACTATTGGTATCACTGTAGTTAGGTTGCCAGTATTTTCTCATTCCTATTGAAAGTGCATTATAAGCACTCACAGAAATATCTTCTTGTGATTCCCAGTTATTACGGTAATAATACGTTTTTGATTTAGAATCATATACCGAACTATATTTCTTCTCAAGAAGACCATCAAGCTCTTCTTCTGAAAGATACCATTCGTAATATGGATCGTTTATTTTATTACTGAGATACAACAACCAACTTTTATGGGGATCGTCGTAATATCTATTACTAAACTGATCTGGCCTTTCGTTAGAGTTTATATCATATGGATGGAATGTGTATGGATCACGGGACACTCTATCGCTTATAGTCACACGCCGTGTTATATCCACAACTTGGTTATTAGCGAATGTGACAATAGGGAATTTATCAAAATACTTATCAGTAGCCATTACCGACCTCTGCCTCCTTGAGAGTAATCATGTCTCCACCATAGTTCAATTTCTTGACATTGCATAGTTAGGGAAACAAGGGTTGGCGCGCCAGTTTGTTCGAAGAAAGAAGGCGCTGGTGAAGCCACATTCTCGACACTTATAGCTTGGACGGCCATTGTTTTAAATTTCATATGATTATTTAGATCTCTAGGGTGCATCTTCATCTCCATGACATATGGATAATCCATTGTCATTCTATTTTGAGATAATTCCGGTGCAGTAAACATTTTAAAGTCATTGACCATCCGCGAAAGCGTGTCTGATTCTTTTTCGGTTCTTGGTGCTAATAGCCATGTGAACTGGTGTTGTTTGAGTGTTGGACCTTGAAAATGTAGGAATAAGCCTGGATTGATAGCTTTACCTGTCACCGCGCCAATTAATGGCCCAAGTCCCGTCACCGCTAAAGCCGTAGAGGTCGCTAACTCCGGCAACGCTCCTGCTGCCTTGTCCCACATTTCTGTGGCAGACATGCCCATTGCGTTAACTAGTGTAGCCAGAGCCGCCGTTGTCCCGAGACCACCCAAAACACTAGTAGGCGCTAATCCCGCTAAAGCCTCGCGAACTGTAGACTCAGACCAGTTCAAGACAGTTGTATCGTTGACGCTTAATGGGATAGGTAGAATATACGCAGCTGTTGAACTTAGTGTTTGTGAAGACCCACCACCAAGTGTTTCCATTAAACTACGGAATCCTCCGCCGAACGCAGTGCCGAGATTACTAATTAATCCCGAAGGTAGTTTATTCCTATAATCATGGAATACGATTGATGTGTAGTATTCCCTACCGCTAGCTAAAAGGTCGTTAGGCATACTCATACTGTTAACGGCTGGACCACTTCCTGGACTCGGGAAGTTTACGCGGTTTCTAAAGCTCATTTCTAACCCTTGTATAAATATATTATGACAGACTGTAATATTCATTCTTATTTATATAGAAGGTAATATGCCAAGATACCAAGGATTCTTCAAACCAAAAAACCCAAGTAAATATAAAGGTGATCCAACAAACATCGTTTATAGATCAGGTTGGGAATTGAAGCTTATGCTTTATCTGGATCAAAGAAAAAACGTTATCCAGTGGTCGTCCGAGGAGTTGATAATCCCATACATATCCCCTATTGACAATAAAATACATAGATATTTTCCTGATTTTGTTGTTACTAAAATGGACAAACAAAATCAAAAAGAAACTGTTGTGATCGAAGTAAAGCCTGCTAAACAGTGCATTGCACCAAAGAAACAAAAAGAAATATCTAGGAAGTATATTACTGAGGTGAAAAACTGGGGTATAAATGAAGCTAAGTGGAAAGCGGCCACAGAGTTTTGTATGGACAGAGGCTGGGAGTTTAAGATTTTCACTGAGAAAGAGCTAGGTATTAAATAATTATGGAAGACAACGATACATTTACACAGAAACTGAATGAATCTAGATCATCATTAGCCAACTCCGCAAAGGAAGCCATGAAGTGGATTGGTGATAAGATTAAAGGGATGGCGAAGCCACCAGCTCGTATGTTTAAGAAAGCGAGCACACCAACCATAGGAGAGATGTATTTATTCCACTATGACGCGAAACACAAGGCCACTCTTCCAATGTGGGACGCTCACCCTTTGGTGTTTCCTATAGAGTTCTACTCGGATGGTTTCTTGGGTCTGAATCTCCACTATTTACCTCCAGCAGCTCGCGCTAAACTATTAGACAATTTAACTAAGTTGGTTGGGAATACTAAATACAACGATAACAAAAAGCTAACAATTTCGTATCAGGTATTGAAGGCTCACAGTCGACAATTTTCTGGTTATGGTGATTGCGTTAAGAGATATTTGTACGGTCACATTAGATCACCTTTCCATAAGGTCGATTCAACGGACTGGTCAAAAACAATAATGCTACCACTCGCAAGCTGGCAGCATAAAAGGTAAGTCTAGGTCCATATATGTCTTTCAATATAAAGAACTTTAAATCTAATATTGTAGCCGATGGTTATCTAAAAAATAACTATTTTGAGGTTTGGGTGCAACCACCAAGCTTTATGCAAAACTCCACGATCTCCAACGTAAGCGGGGAACGTGGTGTCAACACATCATTCTCAGATATGTTACGGTACAGAATTGAGCAAGTAAGAGTCCCTGGTATATCATTAACGTCTAACGATATGCGGGTGTATGGTATCGGGCCAACACAAAAAATGCCATACGCCGCTCAGATTATGGACACAACCTTCTCTATTCTTGTTGATAGAAAAACAGATATTTGGGATTTCTGGTATAACTGGATTAATCGCATCTTTAATGTTAATGGGGTAGATGCTAGCGGGAATAGGCAACCAACATATACAACAAGCTACAAAGAAGATTACACTACAACCATGGTGATAGTAATCTATGACAATACTGGTAAAGTGGTCAGAAAAATCAACCTGTTAGAAGCATTCCCATCCGCCTTGGATGATGTTCCATTAGCTTGGAATGACACTCAAGGTCTCATTAGATTAGGCGTTGCAATAACATTTACATCTTATACAACTGAAGAAGGTGATCAACTGAATAATAACACCAACTCTTCAGTTCAGATAACGTTCTAGTTCTATTCTAATACACCCTTCGGGTGGTGACCTTCGGTCACTGGTATTCTTATTGTTTATTGTCTTATCCTTAAGAAGCAGTAAAAGCATTAAAGTATATTCTTAGGCGACAACCTATTATACCGTTGTTCGTGGATTAAGTCAAGTAAATAATGACAAAAAAGTGAAAAAAAGTTAAATTAATTTAATTTGCTTATTATTACAATTAAGTGTTGACTTTTTATCAAAACAATAGTATTATACTAATATAAATTGATAAAGATAAAAAGGAATACCTGAAAATGGCACACGAACTTGAAATGAATGGCGATGAAGCTTCCATGGCGTATGCTGGTGATTTGCCTTGGCACGGTTTAGGCACCAAAGTACCACACGACTTATCAACTGACCAAATGCTTAAAGTTGCTGGTCTTGACTGGGAAGTGGAAAAGATCCCAGCGTATGTTGATATCAAAGGCGTCCCGACTCAAATCGGTAAATCTGCTTTGGTCCGCTCGAGCGATAACAAAATCCTAGACACTGTGACAGACGATTGGAATCCAGTGCAAAACCAAGAAGCATTTGATTTCTTCAATGAATATGTGCAAATGGGTGATATGGAAATGAATACAGCTGGTTCGCTCAAAGGCGGACAGATTATTTGGGGATTAGCCAAAGTGAAGGATTCCTTCGAATTGTTCAAAGGCGATCAGATTGATTCGTATCTTCTATTCACAAACTTCCATAAATACGGTTTTTCTACAGACGTAAGGTTCACACCAATTCGCGTTGTTTGTAACAATACACTGACGCTTTCACTGAGTGGAAATGTAGATCGTATGGCTAAGGTCTCGCATCGTCGGGTGTTTGACCCTTCTCATGTTAAAGAAATGCTTGGTGTCGCCACTGATAAACTTTCACAATACAAAGAAATGGCTGCATTCCTTGGTGGTAAACAGGCTAAGAATGAAGATGTTGTAACTTACTTTAATCGTATCTTCCCTGTAACTGGAGTTGTTAAAAAAGACGATAACAAGAGAAAGAAAGTTTCTAAGAATGCTCAGCTGGCTATGGATATTCTCCACACACAACCTGGCGCTGAATACGCTTCTGGATCTTGGTGGCAGCCATTCAACGCTGTGACTTACTTAACAGACCATCTTGCAGGTCGCTCGGTGGATAGCCGCCTGACATCAGCTTGGTATGGTCAAAATAAAACATTGAAAACAAAAGCTCTCAATACTGCACTCGAGATGGCTGGATAAGGATAACATTATGGCTCGTCGTAAAGAAAACGCTAAAGCGCGAATGTCTAAGAAACAAGAATTTATTATCAACTCCAAGCATCTTGGCGACGAGCCTATTCTTAAAGAAGGATACACCAGTTGCGAGATGACAGTTGCACTCAACTGGTGTAACTACATGTATTCGGTTAATGACGCCAGGAAGTTTATCGAAGAATACCTTAAATCTTCAGACCGTAAAGAGGATTTAGTTCAATTTAATAGGGTCAATGATTCTAATGTAACCCGTTCCGTTGCTTGGGTCGCTAGGTTAATAAACAATGGCAGTGAAGTGTCTGACCGATCTATTGAATATTTCGAAGAACTTCTGGGAAAAATACTAAGTTCTGCGGAGAAACCAAAGAAAGTTGTAGTTGATAACATTAAAGAAACTAAAAAAGTTATTTCTATCCAAGAAAGAATGGCTATCAAATCCGGCGAGCTCATCGCTGAGATTGAAGAGTTGGTAGACCACTGGCAATCAAAAACTGATTTTTCTTTTTATGAGTGGTTAGTGGAAAGGAATATCCCCGCGGCTTACGGGGCGTCTATCATCAACTATTATGGTCCAATTTTAATGGAGTTAGTCGAGGCCAAAGAAGGCGAGTGCGACCAGCTGAATGAAGCTTATTCTTACCTGAAGAAAAAAGAATTGACCAGTTTAGTTAGATTTATTGCAATGATTGTTGATGATACAGAGAAGTATTCTACTAACGTCAAGAAAACCAGAAAACCGAGCAAACCAAGAAAGGTGTCTGTTGAGAAAAAACTAAAGAATCTTAAATATAAAAAAGAAGACAAGGAGTATAAGATAGCTTCTATTAATCCAGAAAAGATGTTAGGTTCTCAAGAAGTTTGGATGTTTAACACGAAATATAAAACTATCACTGTTATTCGTGCTATGAATCATGATGGTATTCAAGTCAAAGGTACAAGCCTAATTAATTATGATGTTGAAAGTTCCCAGACTAAGAGAACTGGTAGAAAAGCAGAACACTTTATCAGTAGAGCGCTGAATGGTGGTAAGGTAGTGCTCCGGAAGCTCATGGATGAGATGGATAAAGAAACAAACCTAGCTTATAGACTCAACGAGAATACTATTATTCTTCGGGTGTGTTAGTGGGGTTTGTGGATAATTACTCGCTATTTATATTATTACCATATAAATATAATAATCCCCGCTTCGAAGGGGTAATACTACAAAGGTAAATATGACCTATGACACAATTGATTGATCCAGAAAAATTCACTAACGTCACAAATCTTCTTCGTTCTTTTTTTGCAAAAAAAGGGTTTCAAGAAGTTCACACTCAAAATCGTCTTAGCATTCTAGCTGCCTGCGAAGACCCATTCAACGTCGCTACTTATAACTATGAGGGTAAAGTTTGGCCGTTACCGCAAACCGGCCAGATGTGGTTAGAGCACGAATTATTGTCCAAGCCTTCTTCGAAAGGCTTTTTTTGTGTCAGTACCTCATACCGCCAAGAGCCTAACGCTATCCCTGGCAGACACGATACTATTTTCCCGATGTTCGAATTTGAAATGCCAGGCGATATTTATGATTTGAAGGAAATGGAATATGAATTGGTGGAATACTTAGGATTTGATAAGCCTACAGAAAAAAGGTATGTTGAATGGCAAGAACACTATGGTATAGAGGGCGAGATTGAAGCTGGACACGAGACAACTATGTTTAATGATTTCGGTAGCACAATGATCACTGACTTCCCAGAGTCCACAAGCCCATTTTGGAATATGAGTAGATACAATATCTTCCAAAGTAAGACCCAATACAGTAAAAAGATTGATGTTATCCTTGGCGGTATGGAAACAATTGGTAGTGCTGAACGGAGTTCAGATATAGATAAAATGCGCGACACTTTCTACACTATCACAGACGGCGCGTACTCGAATCTATTATTCTCATTGTTCGGTAAGGACAGAGTTGAGGCTGAACTTGAAGAGTTCTTTAAGTTTGATTTCTTCCCTAGAGTTGGTGGTGGTATTGGACTAACTAGACTCATCTCGGCTATGGATAAACAGAATGTGCGATAAGTGTGACCGAAAAGTGATACACGAAACCACAGATAAAATGTACAAAATACAGTGTGGTGGGTGTCACAAACCAATCTACGGTGACCCAGAAAAAGACTGTGAGCAGTTTATCTTGTCACCAGTAAGAGGGAATAAATAAAGAATACTATCAAAAATATAACGATTGATAGTTAATTTAGGCGATGTATGAGATATTACGGACTCGGCTTCGATGCCGACATCTCCACCATAAAGCGCGTATTAAATATGTGTTTTATTTCGGGGATGAAATGGATTCGACGTGTGTTAATTACAAAGTTTAGTTATCGGGATCTAAGCGCCGTTACCGCGAAGAAAAACTATAATTGCAAATGACAATTATCAAATTATGGCTATGGCTGCTTAGGTAGCATAGTTCGGGGTGACCCACCAGACCTAGCAACAGAACTGGTGGGGTTTTCTGATCAGAAAATACTCAAACACTTCCATTGAAAGGGAAAAAAATGATTAAAAATTTTATTGAGAAAGTTGACGGGTTCTTCGGTATCGCTAAAAGTGGCAGTAATGTAAGAACTGAAGTCATGGCTGGTCTGGCCACGTTTTTGACTATGGCGTATATCACAGTAGTCAATCCTGCCATTCTATCAACCGAAGGCACTGGTATGCAGTTCGGTGCTGTATTTACAGCTACTATTATCGCCGCTGTTGTCGGTACACTTATTATGGGTCTATATGCAAAATGGCCTGTTGCTCTAGCTCCTGGTATGGGGTTGAACGCATTCTTTGCGTTTGGTGTTATTTTTGGTATGGGTTACACATATCAACAAGCGCTCGCGGCGGTATTCATTGCAGGACTGGTGTTCGTAATCCTTAGTGTGACGCCGGTGAGGAAACACATGATCAATGGTATCCCAAAATCCATGAAGTATGGTATTGGTGCTGGTATTGGTTTGTTCCTAGCTATTATCGGTCTTAAGAACGCTGGTGTGGTCGTAGACAATCCAGCAACGCTAGTGGGTCTGGGTGACATCTCAAGCTGGCCAGTTCTCCTAGCTGGACTTGGTTTTGCAACCATGGCAATTGCTGATAGACGTAAGATCCCTGGAGCTATTATTATTGGCGTGATGTTGACGAGTCTTGTGGCTTGGATCTTCGGTATTTCGGAAATCAATGGTATTGTTGGTAGTATCCCAAGCCCTGTGCATGCTTTCAGCATGGACTTTAGCTTGATCGCCACATCAGGGTTTATTGGTGTAGTATTTGCGTTCTTGTTCGTGGACTTCTTCGATACAGCTGGTACACTCACAAGTGTGGCCAACATGACAGGAAAAGTCAATAAAGATGGAACTGTCAAAGATGTACATAAAGCTGTACTAGCTGACTCGGTAGCAACTACTGTCGGCGCTCTAGTCGGCACCAGTAACACCACTTCATACATCGAATCTGGTGCTGGAGTTAAAGAAGGCGGGCGTACTGGGTTAACTGCAGTCGTAGTAGCTGTATTATTCGCTCTATGTTTGTTCTTCGCGCCGCTGGCTCAAAGTATCCCAGCTTTTGCGACGGCTCCTGCGCTTGTGTTCATTGCGGCATACTTCTTGAAGAATATCAAAGATATTGATTGGGATGACGTTAGTGAATATGCGCCAGCTGTTCTAGCGGCTATTATCATGCCTCTAACATTTAGTATCGCTTATGGTATTGCACTTGGTTTTATCGCGCACGTTGTGATTAAATTCCTGAGTGGAAAGCGCAAAGATTTAAATGTTGGATCAATTGGAATCGCGGCGGTAAGTGTCTTGTACTTCTTGGTAGTATAAAATACTTTTAAAACTTTATGTGAAAGCACCACTTATTAAGTGGTGCTTTTTTTTAATTTAATGCTTGACTTTATTGTTTTAATAACGTATAATAGATTATAATTTAATAAAGGAATGAAGATGTTAAAGTTCTTTACAGATAAAAAATGGTGGCCGTGGTCGATTGGTGGTACGATTGTTATTGTGGCTGCTGTGTACACCATCGTAAGGCTTGACGTCATGATTAATGAATGGTTTGGTGCATTCTACGATCTTTTACAAAAAGCTCTCTCAGCACCAAATGCTGTTTCTCTGGGTGAATTCAATTCACAGTTAATTACCTTCTTTACTATTGCAGGTGTATATGTGATCATTAATACAGTGTTCAACGGCTTCTTGGTGAATCACTGGACTTTTCGTTGGAGACAAAGTATGGCAGAATACTATCTTGCCAACTGGGCGAAAGCGCGTAAGGTAGAAGGCGCAAGCCAACGCTTACAAGAAGACACACTAAAGTTTGCTCGTATCACAGAATCTCTTGGTATCGGACTGCTCGAATCTATTCTGATGCTTGGTGCTTTTATACCTGTACTTTGGGTGTTATCCGAAAAGATTACTGTCCTGCCGATCGTAGGCGAGGTTAGTCAATCCCTAGTTTGGGTCGTGATTCTCACTGCTCTCGGTGGCACTGTAGTGCTGACATTGGTTGGACACAAGCTTCCTGGAATTGAATATGATATTCAAAAAGCCGAGGCTGCTTACCGCAAAGAGCTAGTAATTGGTGAAGATGATTCGACCAGAGCGAAGAAAGCTGATGTAGATTTCCTATTCAGAGATGTAAAGAAAATACACTTCCGTTCATATATGCATTACTTCTACTTCAATATTGCAAAATGGTCATATATCCAAGGTATGGTAATCGTACCATATGTTGCTTTGGCGCCAACTATTGTAACGGGTGCGATCACTCTCGGTGTTGTGTCACAAACATCAAGGGCTTTCGGTAAAGTTGCGGAAAGTCTCCAGTATGTAGTGAGAAGTTGGACGCAGATTGTAGAAGTAATTTCTGTTTATAAAAGGCTGTCCGAGTTCGAGTCAAAAATTAATGACTGAAACTATTATTATATCCAACAAGGGAGAATTTAGATGACCGAAATGCCCGTAATGAGAAACACCATACAAGAAATCATTAAAACACACCCAACGGAAGAGCCGTTATATGTTTTTGATCCAATGGAACTAGAGAAAACATATAATGAATTTAATGACAATTTCAACGGGATGGTTACATTTGCTGTAAAATCTAACCCACATGCATTAATCCTAGAAAAGCTTTTGGATCTAGGCATTAAAGGATTCGATGTAGCTTCGATAGCAGAAATTGAACTCACTAAAAACCTATCAGCTGATATGGGTTTTTATACCGCACCTGATATGCATTACAACAATCCCATCAGGAGTGATTATGAAAATTCTTGCGCTTTATCATTAGGAGTCCGATCATTCGTAATTGATTCTTATTCAGAGCTTTTTAAATTAGCAGAGGCTTGTAATGATACTGGAATATCAACCAGGGAGGTCGAAGCCACTATTCGTTTCTACGTATACGTTCCGGACGCCGCTGGGTACGATTTCAGTACTAAATTTGGAGCGAATGCTGATAAGTCTATTTCGCTTCTAAAGAGTGCTGCAGATCTTGGTTTCCAGCTTGCAATTACGTCGCATCCTGGGTCCCAATGTAAACGAGCAGAAACATTTGCGATATATATGAAAACTGCAAGAGATATTGTTGTCTCTTCCGGTCTCGTATATGATGTCAAGAGAATGAATGTTGGTGGTGGGTTTCCTATTGGATTTCCGTTACAAGAAGTTGATACGTTCGATCAGTATATGTCAAAGATCGAAGGCACTACAGCAGAACTATCAAAGAGCGGATGGACGCCTGATTTGATATGCGAGCCAGGGAGAGGTATGGTAGCATCATGTGTTAGTTTGATCACACAAGTCAAGGCTATCAAGGAAGACGGTAGAATCTATATTAATGATGGCAAGTATGGAGCTTTTGAAGAGTGTCGAACCCTCAAGTTAATCCCTAAATTCGAAGTCGTTGATCATGAAGGTAATCCAAAAACCTCAACAAACACTCGGCCTAGATCAATATTCGGACCGACATGTGATTCGGATGATGTGATGCCGTATGAATTAGACATGCCATTGGGTTTAATGCCAGGCGATCATATCGTTTTCTATAACATGGGTTCTTATGGCTCAGCAACAACAACAGATTTTAACGGTTACTGCAGTAGAAACTACATAACAATTGAGGATTATTAAAAATGAAAATCGAAAATGGACCATTTAAAGACGCATTAGATAGTGACAACGTCGGCGTCATTCTAAGGGAGATTATTACATATCGTAAAAAGGGCGATATGCTAGTACGGGAAGTTGTGACTCGGAATTACCGTGTAGGTGGTGATTACCACGATACAACTACCATGACCCCAATAACTTATAATCTCATGACAGGAGTAGTATAATAATGCAATTAGATCTAACGCCAGACGAAACAGTTATTTACGATCAGAATTTATTTGTTCTTGAGATCGAGAGAATTAATAATGAGACAGGTGTAGGGTACATCGATTCAGTAGTGCATTGGTGTGAGAAAAACAATCTAGATATTGAGACTGCTGCTTACTGGGTGAAAAGGAACCCAACTATCAAATCTAAGATCCAGGCCGAGGCTGAAGATATTAATGTTCTCAAAAGAGGGGCACAATTACCAATATGACCGGATTCGAATCCTATCAAATATACTTAGCTATGAAAAATCACTTCACTAAAGACGGATATGATTTCTTCAAGTATAACGGTAAAGTTAGGGTTAAAGAATCTTCGTTCATTAAGAGGAATGATAAGTTGTTTTTTGAGAAATTAGCCAAGCACGATGATCCATATGGATTGCTTGTGTCTAATCTCTCCCAAAACCCTAAACTATGGATAAGAGACATTTCTTATAGTGATGCTGCTAATGAAACGTATATCAAGTGGTTGAAGATCCAACAATCAATGAAGTACACAGTAAAACAAGACTTAGCTAAACTACATCAAAGTTTTGATGATAATTTTATTATCAAAGCCAACGAACACCCAATACTGCTGAGAGCGTATCTGGGTGGTGAAATAACTCTAGAAACTATATGTTTACTTCTAGAGTTATCCAAAGCTTCTAAACATTGGAATTCCAAATTACAGTATGATTTGATCTATGAGGAATTAAAAATGAAGTTTCGGAAATACACGCCATTTATTAAAACTGACCGTGTAGAAATTAAAAAAATAATTGTAGATTATTACAATTAACACTTGACTTTAATACGAAAACAGGGTATAAATACTTATCAGTTCGCAAAGGGCTGGTAAACTTGTAATATAACGCAAATACAACGCAAATACGGAGAATATATATATGTTAGATTTTTCTACACTCAAAGCCAACTCTGGCAAAAAAACACTCGATCAACTTACTTCAAAGTTAGCTTCCGTTTCTGGTGGTGAATCCAAATCAGGTGATGAGAACTTCTGGAAACCAACAGTAGACAAAGCAGGAAACGGTTACGCTGTAATTCGTTTTCTACCAGCGCCTGTTAATGAGGATGTTCCATTCGTTCGAGTCTTTGATCATGGTTTCCAAGGTCCAGGTGGTTGGTATATCGAGAAGTCTTTGACCACTCTAGGCCAAGACGATCCTGTTTCACAATATAATAGTAAACTGTGGAACAGCGGTATTGAATCGGATAAGGATATCGCCCGTAAACAAAAGCGTCGTCTACAATTCTACTCAAACATCTATGTTGTGCAAGATCCTGGTAATCCTGCTAATGAAGGTAAAGTCTTTCTATATCGTTATGGTAAAAAGATCTTTGATAAATTGAACGAAGCTATGAATCCTCAGTTCGAAGACGAACAAGCTATCAACCCATTTGATTTTTGGGCTGGCGCTAACTTCAAACTCAAGATTCGACAGGTCGAGGGATATCGTAACTACGATAAATCCGAATTTGATTCTGCATCTCCTTTACTTGAAGATGATTCAGAACTTGAAGCTGTTTGGAAAAAAGAACACTCACTAGCTGAGATCATTGATCCTAATAACTTCAAGAGCTATGCTGAACTGAAGACCAAACTAGCTCGAGTTCTTGGTGAGGGTGCAGAACCACACGCCGCACCACAGCCAGTAGCTAGTGCTCCTGTATCCCCTGCTGCAGTATCAGCGGAGTCACTCCCTTGGAATGACACCCCTCAACAAGTAGCGGAGGCGACGCCTATGGCTTCAGCTTCTTCATACCAACAATCTAATGACGATGAAGATGACGAATCATTGGCTTTCTTTAAGAATCTAGCTAACGACTAAACTATGGGAGAGAGTCTAGACTCTCTCCTTTTTTATATACATAAAGGAAATAATATGAAAAAAACAACTATTAATAAAATCTTACTGGTTACGGCTGTATGCTTTATAGTTTTCGTCGCCTTATTCAATTACAACAAAACTGAAACTGTACCTGAAACTACCGTTGAAGAACGCAGTGTAGTAGTCGGCGAATAGATAAACATTCGAATAAATGGCGTTTGTGAGCGATGGGGTAAAGCCATCAAGCAAACAAAAGGATTATAAAAATGGAAGCACTGACTTTATGGAGCGCTATTGGGTTCCTCCTGGCAGCATATGCTGTTATTGCTAATGATTCAGTACAGACTTTGGGTACATGGATCGCGAGTAACAATGAAAAGTTTAACTGGAAAATTATGTGGGCTGCTGCTTCAGCAGTCTTATTGTGGGCGTTGTGGTATGGATATATCATGCATGGCGATATAACTTATGGTCGTCTGAACAAGATACCATTCGAAGGTGTTCATTGGTATCACGCAATGGCGCCATTGGTGTTGTTACTATTAACAAGAATCGGTGTGCCTGTATCCACAAGCTTCTTAGTTCTGAGCGCATTCGCCACTACATTTGTCCTTGAGCAAATGCTTATCAAATCTATGATGGGGTATGTAGTGGCTGCAACAGCCGCCTACTCTATCTGGTATGTTATAAGTCGTTGTATGGATGAAGCAAAACCAGTCAAAGAAGACCATAAGACTTATTGGAGAGTAGCCCAATGGGTGACAACAGGTTTCTTATGGTGGACTTGGTTAAGCCATGACATGGCGAATATTGCCGTGTTCCTACCACGCGAAATGACTATAGATTTAATGTTAATGATCAGTGTGGTTTTTGTCGGCGGGCTTTGGTTCATGTTCCGTGAAGGTGGTGGTAAGATCCAAAAGATCGTATTGGAAAAGCATAATACTCGTTATGTCCGAAGCGCGACTATTATTGATCTAGTGTATCTTGTTATCTTATACTTCTTCAAAGAACTTAATGACATCCCAATGTCGACCACGTGGGTGTTTGTCGGTATGTTGGCTGGGCGCGAGTTTGCTATTGCATCCTTTATTGGTAAGGAAAAAACACGTAGTGTCTTTCCATTCCTAGCGAAAGACTTTGGTAAGATGATGATCGGGTTATGCGCTTCGCTGGCTATTGTCTTGCTTATTCATTATGTTATCGTGCCAAACGGGCTGTAATACATCCTCGGGCTTGGTTTAAAAAAAGGGAGCTATTGGCTCCCTTTTTGCCATTAGCCCACCATGGTCGCTGGTTCTTCTGGTGAAAATGCTGGTTTAGTAGAAGTTTTGCCTGGGAGCACTATATTTGGCGCTGTTGCGCTGGCCAAGATTTGACCAGCATTTTTGATATTATTTGTAGCTAAATTAACCGTCTCATGCAATCCAAGTACAGCGCCGTTGCCAGGTGTTTCATCCGGCAATTCTTTATCGATATCTAATAATATTTGTTCACCAGGTGTAATATTTTCTATCGCGCCTCCTGTCACAAACCCAGAATTTATTGATTTTGGGCTTGTGGTGGTGTCTTCTGGTGTAGACCCAGCTTTCTTCCTTTCTTCGCGAATCCTAAGAACCTTTTCTCTACCCGATTTAGTGAATTTAATATCTACATGTTTACCAGTGCCATGATTGAAGTTTCTGACGATTTTAAAATCACTAGGCTCATTAAGACCATACCTGCTTTTCATTTCTGAGACTAATTTTTTAACCTCAGAATTGTAATTACCGTTGATTGTAAAATCAAGTCTAATGCCTTGAAGATGTTCGCTCATATATTCTTTGGAATACGGGCCATGATGGTAGCTATCATTCTGAGCCGTAGTGCGGTTAAACGCACCTCCGAGGATATCTTGGATTTCGCCTGCCATGAATGTCACATTGGGGTCATTAAACTTGCCAAACTTCCCTCCAGCGAATGCTTGGCCGCCTTTCTCATTTAGCTCTGAATATGTTGTCACACCCAGATCTTGTAATGTGGTGGTTTTGCCGCCGGTTAATTTAACACGCAATTTAAGCACAGACTCCGGTAGGGTGTCCATAAGTTTTTTATTATCTCCAGTGGCGTCGAACAAGCCACTTTCAACAGCCGAAGTTGTCAACTCAGGGATTTCAGCCTCACCCCTATTACCGGATATATTCCCTGTTTCCTTGAAGTTCTTAACAGCTTCTTCTGGGGAAATGGATTTTCTATTGATGACCTTAGACGAAGGCATAACCCTATAGAGCGCGCGGCCAGATCCATCATTCTCAATCACCAAAGTCAATTTTTCACCCGTGCCACTTAGTGCTTTTTGGGCTTTTTCCATATTGTATATCAATCTCGCATAATCTTCTGGCGGGACAGTTATGCAACCATTAGATCTTAATTTATCAAGATCACTTCTTATGTTTGAATGAATTTGTATTCCTATGCGACCACGACTCTCTGCTGGATCGTAACCAGTTGAGATTCTGGCGCCAGGTTTTCCGACGTTGAATACTTTTTTGAATGCACCCAATTTCTTTATACCACCCTTCGCATAGTAACCGGATACAACAGGACCTGTTGCCTGCTCTGAAAGGAGAAACGTCCCAGATGGCGCTGATTTAAATATACGTCCGTCGCGGCGGACGCGTCCGCCGCCGCCAGCCTCGAATGTATTGAATTTATAGTCAGTATATTCATCGAATCCCCTAAATGAAAAGATGCCTTTGGCGACCGCCTTCCTTTCGGCCTCAACTTTAGGGTCATAGCCCCTTATATTTTTACCAACACCATATCCTGATAATGGTGTGCTTGGTATTACGCTGTCTGGAGATGTTGTTGTGGGCGTTGTTGTGGGCGTTGTTTTGGAATTGGGTGATATATTTATGGTGGCTTTTTTATCAATCACTATTTTGTTATATTCCACAACACCACCAGCGTTTGCTATATCAAACGATACTGACATTTCTTCACGTGGTAGTAGTGCATATTTAGCGCCAGCTTCATGTTTACCAAATTGTTGGAATAAACTTAACATGAAATCGCGATCGTGGGTCATCTCTGATGTTAATATAGTATTTGCAGATATTGGTTTACCTCTAAATGTCAACTTCGGTAATACTGGTGTTACACGGGCGTTTTTGTCTCCATAACGCCATTTTTTAACAGCGCCAGCTAGAGTTAGGTTAGTGTACACATCTTGGAACAGAGACATGTTGGAAGCCAAACCCAATTTCCTAAAGGGGTATAGCCCTATTTTATGCCCGCCGCTTATTATACCGTAACCCTGGAGTCCAAATTTAACATCTTTTGCTCTAGGATAAGAAGCGCCTGGGTTATTGTATCTTACAGAAGCGGCGGTTTTTTTGCCGGTGACCTTGTTTATTTGTGGCGGGCCTTTGATCCTTTTTTTATGCGCGCCTGGAATAAATCTAATCCCTGTAATTGGTTCCCCTGGTTTAGGGGTGGAGCCTGTGGTTGGGGGCGTCGCACCGGGAGTGTATGGTGTGGGTGGGTCATCCCCTGTGGGTGTGTCATCCACTGTGGGAGTGTATGATGTGGGTGGGTCATGCCTCGGACTGCCTGGGGCTGAGTATCCACTATCATTACCGTCCCCTAAAAATGCAGCAGCGCCCCCAAGCGCCAGCGCTCCAATACCAGACCCGGACAGCCGAGCGCCTCTGGGGTCGCCGGAAAACATTAATTGTCTACTAGCAGCGAGAATCTGCGACAATAGACTATTAGTCTGTTGTTGTAGTTCTATATCTTGTTGTGCTAGTGTATTATATTGACCTACCGCTGAAGTTGATTTCGCAATATTAGAATTTTGATTGTTGAGCAGATCGCCTAGACCATTGATCGACTGCATTGAAGCGTTATTGTTATCTAATGCCGCTTGTTTGAAAGTATTGGTTTCTTCGCTGTGGTCGGTAATAGATTTAGTAATTTGTGATAATATTTCTTGTGACATATTATGCGCTCGGTACCCAATTATCGTCTTCTGACGGTCCTGGTGTTACTTTTATACTGGCCAATTGTTGCGTCACCGACGATGCTCCTTTTATCAACCCAGAAGAAGCATCACTCATGCCTTTAAGTGCTACTACTAAGGCCGACAGTGATTGATTGGATTGTTCGCTTTTTGGTGTTGATTTATTAATTGATGCCAGTTGTTTGACAGCGCCTGGTGATAATACCGGAGCTTGCACGCTCGCCAATGATACAGGTCTTAATGGGTTCGGACCGCCAGCTGATGGAGTTATTGGCGCGGGTAGTGCGCTCGGTGTTGTGGAATTTCCACTTCCGCCGAGAGGCATGTTGTTTTGCGTTGGTGATATTGAGGCTATTTGTTGGGTTGTTGGCAACCCAAAGCTTTGGTTATTAACATTATCCCCTGGCAATCCCATACCTGTGCCCATAACAGGATCTTTGGAGATTACTGAAGCTGTCTGAGTTGATTGGACTCCAGAGGGCATTGAGACGTTGGTTCTGATGGGGTCATCATATGGTGTAGCGACGGTGCTAGTACCACTGATATCTGGTCCCATAGCGGCTGTTTGTATTGGCATATCTATAGGCGTGCTCTCACCACCGCCGGTTGGCGGAGCTGCGCTAGGCGCCACTGCGCTAGGCGCCACAGCTTCTCCCACAGAAGCCACCGCCGTTGATTGTGGTTGTGTAGTAGGAGCGGCTGGTGGGGTGTATGGTGTGCTACCCGATTCAGCGCTAGAATCCACCGCAGCCGTAGGTGACACCGAGGCGCTAGCAACCGTCAGGGGTTCAGCTCTTGTAGAGCCGCCAGCGGTTGTCGAGGTCGTAGTTGCTGGTGGTGTGTATGCAGTAGCTACTGTGGACGTAGTTGCTGGTTGGGGTGTGTATGCAGTAGCTACTGTGGACGTAGTTGCTGGTAAACCCATAATACTAGCCGCGCTAGCATGAGGGCCCATGGGCGGTGGTTGCGTTCCAAACTTACTTCTGAACTTACTTCCAATCGCACCCGCTGTCCTGCTAAAGATCCCTTGTCTAGCATTACTGCCACCCGTTCCCCTTAATGAAGCGAGTATTTGTTTCTGTATAGCCACCAATTGCTGCAAAAGGCTTACAGTGGTTTTCGCGTTCTGTTCTTTGTTTCGCGATTGGGACTTTATATTAGAAACTGCATTACGAACATCATCAGCCATACTTCTGCCACTATCAAATGCTCTTTTGATACCAGCAGCTATACTTGCTATTTTTCCTGAATTATCCCTGGCGGCTTTCCGGAAAGCCCCTGATTCCCTCGATTGGCGGGATATATGGTTTCTAATCCCTTTTAATGCTTCATTGATCATTTATTTTGTTTTTCTTCTAGCTCTTTAATGAGTTGGGCTAACATATCAACATAAATGTCACGTTCAAATGGAATTAGATTTTCAACTTCGGTTATGCTATATTTATGCCGCTGAACCAACGCAAATACTGTTTTATAGTAATTTGTTAAGTTGTTGTGGCTCAGCGCCATGTAAAAAAATCGTCTAACGTATTCAAGTGAATTTCCCTTTTAGCCCCGAGACTATTCTGGTATTCAAGTTTATATTCAATCTTTGGTGTGTTTACTAGAAACTCTTGAACATTGTTAAACACTTCCAAACTCAGATCTTCAAGGAATTCTTCCATTTCCTTAGTTGGGATACCAGAAGCCTCAAATACCTCTTCGCCATTATATACCTTATCTACACACCTAATGATAAGACTAAAGTAGTGGTCTTCTTCTGTCTCCAGGAACTCTTTGTCACCATATAGCTGGGCTGATGGATATTTCATAATAAGACCGGCTGTCTTAGAAACCTCCACCACTTTCTCAGGTGTTTCCTTTGGGAATTCGACCTTAACTTCATGCAAATTAATATCGAAGTCGTAGACTTTATCGTCTTGATCGTCTCTGTAAGATACATTAACAACGTTATCAATTGAGTGTGCTCTTAATTGTAGGAATATGTATTCCAAGTCGAAAAGAGCAAGGGTGTCAATATCGAGTTTATCGATACAACAGTTAGTCACAATCTGCCTGATAGCGGAAAGGATGTCAGTGGGGTTTTTACTTTCTTTGGCCATCAGGAGAAGCTTTTCTTCTCTCACCAGGAAAGGTCGAAAGCTATATTTCTTCCCTAGTGATGGCACTTCAATCCTGTATACAGGATGTTCTATCTTTGGTAACATATTATAATACCTTCATAATAATAATATTATTGTTGGATTGGATCTTTTAAATGATCGAATTTTGGACTGTCTTCGAAGTTGTAGAACTCTAGAGTGGGCTCTGGCATAACTAGACCCTTACGGTCTGGTTTTTTATCACTCTTGATTCCTGTAGGAATACCATATTTAGATTCTTTTTCTGCAGCTTCCTTGAGTTTTTGTTCTTCTTCTTTTGTCCAGGGAATACTTATTGTGATAGGACGTTCATCCCGTTTGAGCGAGATAAAGATCGCGATCCTCTTCTCTTCTGATTTCGTGAAAACCGTGTAACCTTTAATGATACCATCAACTCCATAAAAGTTATTAGGTTTTGGTTTCCCTAGCATATTGTCAGTGATAATGAACACCAAATACACTTGTGAGAATAATAATAAAATTAGTATAGCTTTCAACCAAGCTCTAATCGGTGAGAACGATAGCAGTACAGCTGATAGTAGGCTGGTGGCTAAACAAAGCCCCAAGAACCATTTTGTTATTTCGTAATCTAAAAACCAAAGCATATTAATAACTTCTCTCTTCTTCACTTTGTAGTACGGAGTAGACAAAAAGGTCTTTTGCGTTTTTGTCTATGTCGATTACTTTACCGTCTATATTAGTTTCAAACACAAATGCTGTATCTTGCTGGCCCTTCTTAGTAAGGGTGACATCTTTTTTAGTTAATGATCGAAAATCAGGATCAATACTTAACAACTCAACTGTAACTGTGGATTCTTTTGTGTATTTATTAATGATATTATTATTAGTATCATCGGCGACCCTAACATTATCTGAAGGCGTTCCAGTAACGGTCTGTGGGGGAATCACCCCGTATGGTAATCCAACCCTATACATATGTACATTAACTGTATAAGTGTTTTCACCCTTTAACTTGATATAGAGTATCTCTTGGTTAATAGGGTTGACAATTACAGTGCCATCGCTGGTTGTGATTCTATCATTATGTAAACCAGTATCATCACGGTCCAAGAACATACTACGCCCCTGTTTGCGGGTAAAGCTGATTACCTCATTAAACATACCTTCTGACTTGACCCAAAGGTCGATATCATTATCTTGGCCTTCAGGCCATGTGATCTTAATTACTAGATGTCCTTTAGTTTCCATATTAGTGGGAGTTGATTCATCTTCCACTTTAAGGATCATAAGAAGGATAATGAACAGAGCAGCAAAGCCCAGCATCAAATTAAGGGATAGATCAATGTAACCAATATTACTGAGACCAATAGATTTCTTTGTATTGTTATCTGCCATGGTTTAGTCTTCCGCGACTAATAGTTGAACCTGCAATAACAATCCGCCAGTCATACCGAAGAAAGTTGTTAGTAGAGCTGTCGCCATACCAATACCGATATCGGTAAGGGCTGCTTGAGTCGATTCAATATCAGACAGATCAATAGAAGCAAATGCGTTACTAAGCATCAATAGGAATCCTATAACGGTACCTATCATACCTAATGTAACAAGCGCTTGTGTGCACCACCATAGCTTACCAATAACGTTATCTGAGTTAATCCGAACTGCACATTGCCAGCCAGCTACTATAGAAGAACAGATGAATAGCCCAATAATAAGGAAAGAAAGCTTGGTGGGGTCATTAGCGTAAACATATTTGAAAAATCCTAAGTGATTGGCGACTACTGCACAAAGCGCTGTGAAGCCCACAATTACGACCCAACTCGAAAATTTAGAATATACCATGTTAAAAAATTAAACCTCTCAAAGCTAAATTAATGATAATAATAATAATAA